CCACCCTGATCTCAACGTTCTGCTTCTGGCTGTCCTTCTTCTACCCCGACCGCGCCATCGTCATGTTGTCCAAGACCGAGCGCGATGCCGTCAAGCTCTTGGAGAAAGCGAAGTACGGCGGACGCTTCCTGCCCGATTGGATGAAGTTTCGCGGCCCAGTCATGCAGGTCAACCAGACCCGTATCGGCTTCTCGAACGAGAGTTATCTCGAATCGCTCCCCAGCGCCAGTGATCCCGCTCGCGGTGAGAGTGTGTACACCGTGGTGGTCGACGAGCTTGGTCTGCTGCCCAACAGCGATGAGGCGTGGGCTGCCATCGAGCCGATCGCTGACGTCGGCGGGCGGGTCATCATGCTCGGTACCGCTCACGGGGAAGGGAACCTCTTTCATAAGTTGTGGGTCGGATCACAGAACGGCACGAACCGATTCAAAGGGATGTTCTTCCCATGGTGGTCCGGCGACCGTGATCAGGAATGGTACGAGGGCAAGGCACGCGACCTCCCCGACTGGCAGCTCGCCCAGGAGTATCCGACCGACGCCGATGAGGCGTTCCTGCGATCCGGTCACCCGGTATTCAACGTCGACGCGATCAAAGCAATGGTCGCGGTCGAACCCGAACGCGGCTATCTCAAGGCGGAAGCGACGGGGCCAGTCTTCGTCGACCAAGGTGGTCCGCTGCGTCTCTGGGAGCCCCCACAAGAAGGCATGCGCTACGTCATCGGGGCTGACGTTGCGGAAGGACTGGAACACGGAGACTTCTCGTGCGCCTTCGTGATCGAAGCCAAGTCGCGTCGCGTGGTCGCGTGCTATCACGCCAGAGTAGACGCCGACCTGTTCGGCAGCGACGTGCTGTTCAACCTGGGGCGTTGGTACAACCAGGCGCTGATCGGCATCGAGGCCAACAACCACGGTCTGTCCACCAACAAGGCGCTGCACCGTGTCGGCTACAACCCGATCTACCGCCAGCGCCCGCTCAACCGTGGCCAGACACCCCAGCACACCGACATCTTGGGATGGCGGACGACGGCGATCTCCAAGCCGGTGGCCATCGACGAGCTCAACCGGGCGCTGCGCGACGGCGAGCTGATGGTGCCCGACTCCGACACGCACGCCGAGCTGCGCACGTTCATCCGCGAGGGCGACGGCAAGATGCACGGCAGCCCGCACGACGACCGGGTGATGTCATTGGCGATCGCCACCCAGATGCTCAAGTACGTCTGGTTGCGCGAGTATCAGCCGATCACCACCCCGCCCCCTGGAACTTTCGGCTACTTCGAGCGCATGATGTTCGGGGAGCTGGACAAGCAAGCGAACGCTCGCACCGAGCGCACGCCAATCGGCAAGCACTACGTCAGGAGCAGATGATGGCCCAAGTCCGCATGCATTCACCGCCCGCGCGCACGACCAAGCGAACGAGTTTCCGCTGGCATCGGCAGCGTCCGATCACTCGAGGGGGAGCCAGCGACCACGGGCCTGCGGCCATCCCGGCAACCGGGGCGACCGCCGGCACGCCGGGGACGTGGACTCCGTCCGGGTCGACACCGCCGGTCAGCCCGGCAGCAATGACCGGCATTACCGCCTCGCCGGCGACGGCGTGGACGTCCGGTCAGTACGTGCAGACCCAGCTCGCTGGTGCCCCCGGTGAAACCTGCTGGACCGGCTCCGCCTGGGTCGGCGGTCGGGCTCCGTGACGACGGCATCCGGCATGACTCTGTGTCGCGAATGCGTTGTGCGCGTCGAAGAGACGCCCGGCTGCGAACTGTGTTTCCTCTGCCGCATGCGCAGCATCGGCTTCACCTTCCGGGGTGGCGGCGGCTACACCCGTCGAACCTTCCACGATTCCACGATCGCCGAACGCCGTGCTGACATACTCGGCGATCGCGTCCTTGGCGTAGATGTCGAACCAGCAAGCAACTATGGAAGGTAAGAGATGAAGATCCTGTTGGCGTTGTGTGCCCTTGCGGCGAGCACCGCCGTCGCCGTGCCCGTCGTCCAAGCGATTGGGTCCAACCACCCTGACTGCCCCGGCCTGGTCTCCGACCTTGGTCCGGGGGCGACACCGGTCGCCGGGGAGGTGTGGATCAAGGCCGGTGATGATCACGTCTCGGTCGGCTTCCAGGAGGCGGGCTACATCATCCCCGAGACGTTCCAGGACAAGGAGGTCTCCCACGCCGACGTGTGCCCCGATGGCTCCGACACCACGACCACCGCCGCGCCGCCGCCTCCGCCTCCTCCGCCTTCGTCGACGACGACGACGACGACGGTCCCTGGCGAGACCACGACGCCACCGCCACCGCCACCACCGCCACCACCACCATCACCGCCATCGGCTGGTGGCCTGCCGCCAACGAGGTGACATGAAGCTGTCGGAGAAGTTGCGGTTCTGCCGCGACGAGATCGAACGGTCGAAGAACTGGCGCGACAGCGACAACTACGACTTGCTGTGGAAGCGGATGATCGACCTCTACAAGGGCAAGCAGTACGAGGGCAACTCGCGCAACGACCAGCTGATCGTCAACTTGATGTTCGCTACCAAGAACGTCATCGCCCCGTCCGTGGCGATCAACAACCCGCGCTTCGTGGTCAACGCCCGCAAGCCCGACAGCGCACCCCAGGCGGTGATCGTCGAAGAGGTGCTCAACTACCTGTGGCGACAGCACCGCTATCAAGAAGAGATCCGCCTGGCCGTCGACGACTGGATCGTCTGCGGTCACGGATGGATCAAGGCCGGCTACAAGTTCGTCAAGGAACCGCAGTCGAAAGCGTCCGGGGAAGCCGATACCGAGAACACGATCGACACCGGTGACGCAGAAGGCGTCGACGATCGCGAACCGGTCCCCGGCAACACCGAGTCGGAGCTGCACATCTACGACGATCGACCGTTCCTCGAGCGCATCTCGATCTTCGACATGTTCGTCGACCCCGACGCCCGCCATCCCAAAGAGATGCGCTGGATCGCCCAACGCACCTGGCGCATCCTGCAGGACGTCAAGGTCGACAGTCGCTACGACCCCAAGGCGCGCAAGGTCGTCAACGGGACGAGCTGGTCACGGTGGGACACCAGCGATGCCGATGGCCGCGGCGGCGAGGACAAGCCCGACCAGGGCGCGTTGTCGTACTGCGAGATCTTCGAGTTCTACGACCTCAAGCGCAACGAGATCTCGACGTTCGCCCTCGACGGTGACGAGGAAGGTTCCAAGGACGGCAGCGGACCGGGCCAGGGCCACAGCCAGTTCCTGATCAAGCCGGCCCCGATGCCCTACCCGTTCTGCCCGTTCAAGATGATCCGCAACTACGAGATCCCCGACCACTTCTACCCGATGTCGGATCTGGAATCGATCGAGTCGTTGCAGTTGGAACTCAACGAGACCCGCAACCAGATGATGAACCACCGCAAGCGGTTCGCTCGCAAATGGGTCTACGCCCGGGACATGTTCGACGAGGACGGCGTGCGCGCCCTCGAGTCCGACGTCGACAACACGATGATCCCGATCATCGGTGACGTCAACCCGGCCAACTACATCGCCCCGCTGCCCTCGATCGGCACACCGCCGGACATGTACAACCAGAGCCAGCTGATCGAAGAGGACATCAACACGGTCAGCGGCGTCAGCGACTACGCCCGTGGCGCGCCGGAAGGGAACATCCGCCGCACGGCCACCGAGGCGGCGATGATCCAGGACGCCGCCAACTCCCGTGCCCGCGACAAGCTGGCCAAGGTCGAGACGTTCCTCGCCGAGTGCGGTGAGGCGATCGTGCTGTTGATGCAGCAGTTCCTGACCGGCGACCACGTCGCCCGGATCACGTCGGTTGCCGGTCGCGCGTGGATCAACTACGACGCCGACTACCTCCAAGGGAGCTACGACTTCGAGGTCGAGGGGGGCTCGACAGAGCCGCGCAACGAGTCGTTCCGGCGTCAGTCGGCGTTGCAGCTCGTCGATGCGATGGCACCTTTCGTGGGTGCGGGTGTCGTCAACCCCCTCGGCCTTGCTCGCTACGTCTTGCAGTACGGGTTCCAGATCAAAGACGTCAGCCAGCTGCTCAACGGTCCGATGGAACAGCAGGCCGGCATGGGCCAGCAGGGTGTGCCGCAGGAAGGCGGGACACCGCAAGGGCCCGAAGGCCAGCCCGGTCCGCAGCCGGCATTGCCCGCCGGCGAGCAGATGCCACCACCCGAGGCGATGCCCGTGCCCGCCGAGATGGGCGGCGGACCGCCGATCGAACAGATGCCGATGGGACCGCCGCAGATCCCACCGGAATTGATGGACCAGATGCCACCCGAGCTGCTGCAAGCGCTCGGTGGTTGACGCCATGTGATTTACTTACAGCGACCAGGCACTGAGCAACCGGAAGGACTCGACGTGTCGGACTACAACCCCTTCCAAGAAGGAGGGGAACCTAGTTCGGACGATGTTGGCCCCGCAGAGGGCGGGCAATCCAGCGGAGACGAACAAACCACAGATACGGAATCGGAGTACCGCGAGTACCTCGATCCCACCGAGTACGCGGACCGCTACGTCCCCGTCAAGGTGGGGGGAGAGACACTCGAGGTGCCCCTGCGAGAGGCACTCGACGGGTACAGCCGCACGGCTGACTACACCCGCAAGACCCAGGAGCTGGCGACCCAGCGTCAACAAGCGGAATACGCACTGACGCTTCAACGGGCGCTAGAGACACAACCGGAGGAGACCCTCCGACTCCTGGCTCGAAGAGCTGGAATCGAATTCGGGCAATCGCCACCACCGAAAGGTTGGGAGCAGCCGTCCTACGACGATGGCCTGGATGATGAACCCGCGTACTCGGACCCAGTCCAGAGACGGCTCGACGAACAGCAGCAGGTCATCGGGCAACTGATGCAGCAGCGTGAGTACGAGCAAGCTGATCGAGTGTTGCGCTCCGCAATCAGTGGGCTCCAGAGCAGGTACCAAGCAGACCAGGCCACCGTTCGTCAGGTCATTCAGACGGCGCTGCAAGCCAACATGGGCCCAGAGTCGTTCGACATGATCTACAAGAACATCGCGTTCGATCGAGCTCATCAGGCTCGGCAACAGGCGCAGGAGACCCGACAGCAGCAAGAAGAGCAGCGTCGGGCCGCAGGGGAACGGGCCAGTCAGTTGGTCGGTAGTGGACCATCCGCGAACAGCGCGGGCGGGTCGATGCCGGGGCCTGCCGAGGGACAAATGTCTCTATCGGAGGCCTACGAAGCGTCGTTGCGAGAGCATGGAGGCCCGTAGGCCGAACCCTCTACCAAGGACGGCCACATGGCGGCGAACCCCGCACACGTACCGGTCGCGTGGGATGACATCCTGACGACGACCCTCCACAACTACCGCAAGACCCTGACGAACAACATCTTCCAGGGTCGACCGCTGCTCAACTACCTCATGTCGAAGGGGCGCGTGCGCACCGTCGACGGAGGCATCTCCATCGTCGAGCCGATCATCTACGCCGAAGGCGAGGCCGGCAGCTACTCCGAATGGCAGCAGCTGCAGATCACGCCGCAGGAAGGGATCTCGGCGGCGCAATATCCGTGGCGTCAGCTGTACGCGACGATCGCCATCTCCGGTCTCGAAGAGGCGATGAACAACGGCAAGGCGCAGGCGATCAACCTGCTCGAAGCCAAGGTGATGCAGGCCGAAGAGACGCTCAAGAACCGTCTCAGCAAGCAGATCTACGGCACGCTCGGTGGTCTCGCCGACCCGACCAAGGACTTCTACAGCCTCGACACGCTGATCGACGACGTCGCCCCGGTGGGCGGCATCGACCCGGCGGTGGCGGGGAATCAATTCTGGAAGTCGGTGGTTGTCGATGTCGGCGCAGTCGATGCGACCGGGCTCGAGAAGGCGCTGTCCAACGCCTATCACCTCGCTTCGGACTCCGGGTCGGACCGGGTCGATGCCATCTTCACCGGTCAGGGTGTCTACGAGTTCTACGAGTCGACGCTCACCCCGCAGGTCCGCTACACGGACACGAAGACGGCGAACCTCGGGTTCATGAACCTGCTGTTCAAGCAGACGCCGATCTACTGGGACTTCGACTGCCCGCCCGGTGTCGTGTACGGCCTCAACAGCAAGTACGTCGGGATGGTCATCCACTCCCAGCGCAACTTCGCTCAGACGCCGTTCTCCAAGGGGTTGTCCGGCAACATGGCGTCGGCCAATGCGACGACCGGTCTCGCCTCGTCGGTGGATGCTCGCTACAGCTTCATCACGACGTACGGCAACATGACCACGCGTCAGCGTCGGCGCAACTTCAAGCTCACGAGTGTCAGCGAAATCACGACCCCGTGAGCCCGTGACCCCG